AGGCATAGAGGTAAAGGAGATTGAAAAATGAGGACTAAAACATTCATTGAAGGATTTTCTCAAATCCACCACACAAAAATATTCATAGACATAGACAGTATAGTAGCAGTTAGAGAATTACCAGACAAGAAAAATACTGATGGATTTAAAAAGCGTTTAGTCGTCACGACCGATATTGTATTAAGCGGAAAGACTCTTGAAGTTACTATATCGAACAATGAGAGATCGTATAATATTGTGAAAGAATATTTATCAAATGAGAATATCAATAATAACCATGACCGAATAGCTTCTGTATTAAGGCGGTATGGTTATACATACTAATAATAAAAGGCGGTGGATTGATGAGTGGCGTTGATTGGGAATACCTAAAGAAAATGACCAAGGAAGAAATAATAGCTTACTTTTCTAGACATTATTACTACAGGTCTCCAAGTAAAGATGATGTAGATAAGTTTATAAAATCTTATCGTAACGAAAAACAGTACAACGAGATTGAAAAAAGATTAGATGCTTTAATGAAGCGTGGGCCTGAAATCAAAACAATGGCAAAAAAGCATGATGAACTTGCAAAGAAGTTTAATGCAATGAGCCATAAAGAAAGAATTGAGACCGGAATAATTGATAAGCTTGTTGAGATTGAGAAAGAAATAAAAGATCATTATAAAATAATATTTGCATTACAAGATATGCAAAATAAAATAGTTCAAGAAGGATTTTAGAATAAGTGACACTCAAAACTCAGTCAGCAGCTAGCAAATTACCTAATGCACCGTCACGTCAATATCTTTCAAAAGCATCAAAGCAGGATACAAGACCTGCATACTTTTATGACGATGACGGTTCGCTTAAAATTGACATAGACCATCCCGACTGGCTTGAAATGCTTGAGCGTAGGTCACAGGAAAAACAGACCTATTCATCAAAGGGCGTTCGCAATTCTGACAAACTGAAAGAGTATAGCAAATTCAAGACCACACATACTGAAAAAGAAAATGACTTCGACATTGAAACCATTCACGCTGAAAGCCTTTACGCAAAAGCAAAGCAGGAAATTCTAAAAGCCGAACAGCTTGAGTATAAAAACGAGATAGACAGATTAAAACTTGAACGTGCTGCCATGAATTTGATTGAATATAATCTAGCTGAATATGCTTTTCTCTCATACATGGACAAGGTAAATCTCGGCATGTTAAGAATGACAAAGAAGCTTAAACCTATCATTGTGAACCTATGCTCAGAGAATGAACCGACAAGGATACTTGAGCTTATTCAAAAAGAAACAGAGCAGTTAATTATCACGGTAAAAGACCAGCAGAAAAAGGCTATAGAGGATTGGGTGAATGAGGAGAGTTGACGCATATATCAAGGAAAATCAGAAGAAACTTATCACATCGAAAATTGAACGATTACCATATACAGGATTTATTCCACCGCTTACCGATTGGGCAGAGGAAAAAAGATATCTGCCTGATGGAACTACTGAATTTCCTGGACCTTTCCGCAGGTCTACCGCTCCACACATGGTTGAGATATTAGAGCGGTTGCATCCCGATGACCCTTGTACTCATATTTCTGTCATGAAGTCTGTTCAGTCTACCGCAACAGTGACGATTGCTGAAAATGCAATGGGTGCATGGATTGACCATAAACTAGGTTCAATATTGTTTCTTACTTCATCAAAAGGCATTGGTCAGATTCGTTCATCTGCAAATATTGATGTTATGATAGACAATGCGAACCTGGTGATTAAACCAATGTCACAGCGAATGAAACGCAAAACAGGTGACACATCGCTGTACAAGGAATTTGCTGGTAATATAAAGCTGCTTATCTCATCGTATAATTCAATCGGGGATCTTAAATCAAACACGTTTCACTTGATAATTTGTGACGAGTGGGATGAGGCAGGTGCAGAGTTGAAAGGTCAGGGCGATATTGCCGGTATTATCCAAGGTCGTACTCATGGACTTCATGGAGGTTATAAGATTGCCGAAATATCCACACCGTCACGCATGGAATCATCACGCATATATAAATCATTCAAACTAGGTGACCAGAGATATTATTACGTCCCATGTCCTCACTGCGGTGAATTGCAGATACTTGAATTGAAGTCAGCGAACATGGATTACGGACTTGCCTTCTCAGTTGAGACCGACAAAGAAACAGGCACAAAATACATGATACAAGACAGCGTAAGGTATATCTGCAAGCACTGCAAAAAGACGTTCAAAGAATCTAAAAAACAATGGATGCTTGAAAATGGCGTATGGAAGCCGACAGTCAAGCCGATAAATCCATTACGTGTTTCATATCATGTATCAGGTCTCATGTCTCCTGAAATGTTTATGTCGTGGAATCGTGTGTGTCAGAACTTCATCGATACTGGTTTTGGTGAGGACGTTCTTGCTTTCAAAGACTTCACAATAAATACACTCGGTAATCCGTGGGCGTCAGTCAGAAAGACAATGCCGTGGCAGGAATTGAAAGACAGAGCGGATGAATACTGTTATGGATATCCACCGCAAGGTAACGTGAAAACCGTTGACGGAATAGAATCATATCATGATGCACCACTCATCTTGTTCGGTGGTGTTGATGTTCAGGGTGACAGACTAGAGTTACATGTAGTCGGGTTTGGAATTGGCATGGAGTCATGGTCAGTAGATTATCAGATATTTTATGGTGACACATCGGACTTGTCGGATTCGTCATGGATTGGTCTTGAGGAATTTGTATACACGCAGACTTATAAGATTGCCGGTGAGGATGTTGTTATTGATACGGTTTGTGTTGATGCAGGATATGACCCACGGAGCGGAAAGCGTCATAAAGACTGGACTGAAAAATCATCATTGGTGTATGAATTTGTCGGCTCTCATATTGACAGATTTGTTGCTGTTATGGGTGTCGAGGAATCAAAGATGAGTGGTCTAGTCAAAGAGGCGAGAGTTAATAACTCAACCCTGACAAAGCGATACAACATCGCAGTTGGGTTGTATAAAGAAATGATAATGGGATACATAAATCTCACAGGTGGGCCGAAAGCAATTCATTTCCCGAAGTACACAATGGCAGGTGATACACAGATTGAAATTAAAGATGACCACTTTCGTCAATTTTTATCTGAACGATGGGAAGAAATAGAGCCGAAAAAATACGGATGGAAACTAATTTATAAACGTAATGAGGTTCTGGATACGTGGATATATGCACGTGCTGCAGCTGAATTGCGCAACGTGCAGGTGTGGACACCAGATAGATGGGCATTGTATTATCATGAGCTCATAAATAACACTTGACACGCTATATATAGGGGGTTAAGATAAAACAGATGACAGACACAGAGCGCATTGCTGAGATAAATGCAGAACTCGCACTCATTAAGGAAACCAAGAACGCTATTTTATACGGTGGTCAAGAGTACGATATCGATTCAGGCTCATCTAAACGAGGCGTAAAAAACGCTGATTACAATTCACTTATTAAAAGAGAAAAAGAACTCAGGGCAGAACTAAGCGACCTTGAAGGCACAAGCGGAATAAATGTAAGTCCGGGGTGGTAAAGTGGGTATTATAGTATTCAATAACGGTAAACTCGGCTCGCATGGTTCAATGGGGCAGTATGACGGCGAAAAGATACCCGGTGACCTTGATAATTGGAATGTGCTTTCTTTAGATGCAAATAAAAAATTCTATAATAAATACGGCCTCATGTCTGAACGCTCGGCAACACTGTATCACACATACGGCCCGGTAAAAGCTGCCGTTGATAAACAGACTCAATATGCAATAGGCAACGGTTTACTTTTCCGCTCTCAGCCGGGATGGAGAATGATCCCCGGATTTTCACGTGATGACGCCAAAGAATGGGGCAGAGAAGCACAGCAGATAATTCACTATTATTTCAATAAATTCGATTTCTATGATAAGCAAATACCGCTTTTCAGTGGTGCATTGACCGCAGGGGATGCACTGTTATTCTTTATCCGTGAAGGTGGAAAACTTTCAGACTTAGTTGAGTTTGGCGGTGATCAGATAAACTGGAGCCATACAAGGGCAATCAGCGATAACATCGGATACACTCTTGGAATAAAGCACGACCAACTACTAAGACCAATCGGTATTATGAAATATGACAACAAGGGAATTGATTTTAATGATTCAGCAGGAAACGCCAATCTACTTCAGTTCATGATTAAAGAACAGCCGAGACAATTACGAGGTAATCCGCTTGCGTATGCAATTATAAACCTTGCAAAAAATGACGACAGACACCATGATGCAACCGTAGCAAGGGCGATAATCGAGTCTATCTTAATCGGTTCGTTTGAAACTGACGTAACCGATCCTGCACGACAAACAAGAGGATTTGCAGCTCGGAACAAGGCAAAGGTTCAGGGTGATGATAATACATCAGGATTTGTTGAAAAGGTAGCAAATTTCTTTAACCTCGGTGCAGGGAATATGTATAAATTTCGCAAAGGCGAAAGCATGAAGTTTAATGACCTGAAAACTCCGTCAAACAATTTTGGTGAATTTAAGCAGTGGATATTGAACTATATCGGAGCTGCAACAGGTACACCTGCACAGGTTATCACTTCACGCTATGAAACCTCATACACTTCGCATAAGGGTGCGTTCAATGATTTTATTAAATCCTATACCTACAAGAGAAAGATGTTCGAACGCAATGTGATGAATGTCGTTGTCAAAGAATGTTTGAAAGATGCTATTCTTAACGGTCTTATTTCAGCACCGGGATTTTTTGACAATCCAATGATACAGTACGCATATTGTCAGGGTTCATACCTTGGGCCTGTACCGGGTGCAATAAACCCTGTTCAGGAAGCAAATGCAAACGAGAAGAACGTGAAGAACGCATTTGTTACACGAAGTGATATTGCATCATTACACGGAAACGAATTTGACAACATGATAAACGAATGGGGCGACCAAGAGAAAGAATGGTTTGACAAGAATCCAGAGAAGCAAGCCGAAATAATTCAGGGGGTTGATTGATGGTAAAGATTCATTACGCTATGCGTGAAGATCAAGTAAATAAATATCTTGAAACAAAGCAGTCTATTATTGAAACTCGAAATTCTATGAACGAGGAACAAGTAAAAATTGCAAAAGAAGAGATTATAAAAGAGTGCAAGATTTATGATGTTGAAGTCGATGAATCAGGAAATATCAACACTGATAATCTATATGAAATAAAAGATGGCGTTGCCATGATACCTGTTGCCGGTATGCTTGTTCAGAAAGTTGATATATGTGCTGCCTTCTTTGGCGAGACGGTTACCACATATCGGTATATCAGAGAAGCGACAGCAAAAGCAGATAAAGACCCGATGGTGAGGGCTATTGCATATCTGCATAATTCAGGCGGTGGAGTTGTAAGCGGAGTAGATATTACAGCACAGGCTATACGATCCGTAAAAAAGCCTACTCTTGCAATTGTATATGATATGTCTGCCTCTGGTTCATATTGGCTTGCGTCTGCTACTGATAAGATAGTATCGGTTGTAAACACATCATTCATTGGTTCAATTGGTGTTGCTACTGAAATAATAGACAGGTCAAAAGCTGATAATGATATGGGAATAAAGAGGATGACATTTACAAATCAGTCATCGAAAGATAAACGACCTGATATGCTTACAGAGCAAGGTCAAGAGATACTTGTTAAAGAACTTGATGATATATACAATGTTTTTGTTGATGCAATACTTGAAAAGAGAAGCGTACAGCTTTCAAAAGAAAAGATTGATGCTTTCTCAGGTAGGGTATTTATTGCAAGCGAAGCAATAGAGAACGGTCTTGTTGACGACATGACAACAGAAGACGTTGCATTGAGTTATAACTATATCACGAGTAGAGAAAATCCTACGTATGTAGGAAATAATAACGAGGGGGAAAATCTGAATATGAAACTATCAGAATTTCTTGAAAAGAACCCGGAGGCTAAAGCTGAGCAGGAAGCCCTCATAGATTCAGCTAAGGCCGAAGCGGTTAAGGACGCAGTACAGAAGCAGGTGAATGAACAGATCACCGCCGAACGTGCGAACATGAAAAAGATTGTTGAGCTTTCCGGTGGGACGCTTAACAAGAACGCACTTGAGTGTATCGAGAAGGGAAAGACTCCCGAACAGTACGCACTCATGGAGATGGAGGAACAGAAGAAGAAAAATGCCGGGAATCCTCAGAACCTTGGCGAATTCAACACGAAAACTGAAATTGTTCCTGAAAAGACCGAAGAGGATGAGGTCAAACAGAAAAACGTCTCAAAGGTAGATCAGGTGTTTGATAAGATCTACGCCAAGAAGGAGGATAAGTAATGTCCAGCAGAGAAACAACGAATTACGGAACTGGTCGGAACCTGATTGCAGGCCCTATCAGTGGAAGAGTGCTTCCTGTAGCAGCCGATACGTATTATGTCGGTATGTTGCTTGAGTACAAAGCAGCTATTACTGTCACTGACGGCGCAACCAATACCGGAGATGGAACGGTAACAGTAGCAAGCGCAAACATCAAAGCAATGGCCGGTGATTGGACGCTTAAAATGACCGCTGCACTTGTCGCAGACCTGTACGATCCGAACGGCATTAAAGTTGTCGAAGGCATCGCACTCACCGATGGAGGTGCAGCTATTGTAAAAGCTGCAGGGCTTACGTTCACTGTCACTGACGGAGCAGTCGCATTTTTAGCAGGCGATGAGTTCACTCTCGCAGTTCCCACTACCGGAACTATGGTTGCTCTTGCAGATGGGCCTATTGGTGCTATCTACAATGGTGTTGACGAAAAGGTTTATTCCTCAGCAGGATATGCAAACTGTCTTGTTGGTGGGGATATTTATAAAGGCGGTATTGTTGATGCTTCTGGTGGTGCACTGACCTTGACCGTACAGCAGATAATGGCTTTCGCACGTGAAGGCTTTTACATTAAGGAGGCGTAAACATGGGTCTTGAACTGATTACAAGGTCGATTAAACGATCTTATGAAGAAAGAAAACTCATCGCACAGAATGGAATTGACAAGCTTCTTTTCCCTGAACTCGATGAGGATACAAGCGCAGGTTTCCTGCTTGATACATATGTATCGTCACCTTATGGCGTTGCATACCGTGACCTCGCAAATCCTTCTGTTATCAGACGGTTTGTAAATGGTTCAGGTCAGAAAATCGTTCCTCCGATTGCATCGGAAAAAACCCCGATCGATGAGGAACTTCTCGACCAGATTATATCAGGTGGTGAAGCAACAGAGGCACAGGCTACTCGTGTAGCTCGAATGATTGACCGCATTGTCGGTGACCATATCGAAGGTCATAATATGACCAGATGGAAGCAAGCACTTGATGTCCTGAGAACAGGTAATTTCTATGCCTATGACTCAGGTGGAGAAAGCCTCGGTCTTGATATCGATTTCAGCCGTGAAGCAGGCAATTCGCTGACTTATGATTTCACGACAGGAAATATGGTTGAGGCACTTGAGGCTCTTGATGCAAAGATGAACTCTAAGAACACTCCTGCATCAAGGCGTGTGGTTATCATGGGTGCTACGTGGCTGAACAACTTCGGCTCGAACACAACCATTCTGACTGAGCGCAGGGCGAATGACTCGAATGTCAGAGTTGAAGCTCAGATGGAAGCACCGGAACTGTTCGGGACTATGGGCCTTGTGCTTGTATCTCGTGTCCGTGTTGGTGCGATGGTTCATCCTGTGTATGTTTGTACTTTCCAGCCTGGCACCTCATATGTCGGCTACAAGGGTGCAACCGCTACTGCATGGGTTCCTGATGCTGAGGCTCTTGCTTTCAGCCTTGATGATAGACGCTACAGGATCAACAGGGGTGTAAATGCTCTTGACGAAATGGGCGGACGCATCAGAGTTGCCGGTGATCTTGTTGTTGACCGGTATGTTGAGAACGACCCGGTAACTGAGTTTGTACGTTCACAGACACGACACTGTTACGTGCCTGCAAACGTGAATCATACGTTCAAGTCAACCGGAACATTTTAGTAGGTGAGTTATGGCAGGACGACCGAAGAAAGAAGTAGCTGAAGCTAAAAAAGTCAAACCTGTTAAATATGACCCGAACAGCGATAAACCGCCTGTTTGTTTTGGGAACCATCAGGATAGCAGAATTTGCCGAACTTGTTGGTATGCACAGGAGTGTAAAAAGAAATGAGTCAAGAAGCCTTGAGCGTTTACCGTCAGCAGAGAGCATATCAGGTCTCACAAGGGCCAATGTCAGAAGAATTTACCATCGTTGGCGGTACAACGTTTCGGGGTGTCTTTGACCGTTCCATGGTGTACTTGAATAAAGATAGCGGAGAGGTAGAACAGCAGGTGTTGAAAGCAAGAATAATTGTACCTGAAATACCTGCTTCACTCCTAGGGCAAGAACAGACGGCAAGAGTGACAAGGGAAGGTGATGCAACGAACTACATCGTTTACTCTTTTGCTTATGATGATGAGGGGATACCTGTTATATGGCTGATGTAGAGCTGAAATTATCGCTTGAAGATGACCTGAAAAAGATACGTATCTTTGTTGGATACGTACCGGGACTGAACAAGCGATATCTGCGGTTTCTCGGTAAAAAGGGAAGAACCGCATTAAAGGAAAAGTTTTACTCAGGGCAGGTAATGACGCTAAAAGCGTATCCGTCAGACAAGGCAGGGAAGAGAACTATAGCATCAGATGTGAACCGACAAGGAACGTATGTTAAATTCTATTCATATCCTGGAAACCTTTTTGAGAAAGACTATATGAGAAAAGGTAACAAGGTACATGGAGAACATGCAATCCAGAAAGGTTTGAAACAACACATCCTTGCAAACTTGAACGGATATAACGACACGTTTGATAGACTAATACAGAAGGACTTGGCTAAAGTATGACGACTAAACAGATGTTAGCACTGATAATGACAGAACTCGAAAGCACTATACCATCAGAGTTAGCATCGGCAGGACTTGAACATTTTGATGAATACTTGACCAAGAATCCTATTCGAGCGAATGACAAAGAACTGTGCATATACCTTGACCAAAGGAGTAATGACGGTGAAATGGAGAGTGTTTCATTCATCGTTCAGGCACAGCTTTATAGAGTAGGGGATACTGAAAAGGCATCAGAATATTTCGATATTATCTATGATGCAATTCTCGGCATATCTCCGAAGGTAGTAGGTTTTGTGTATCTTGATAGTGTTGAAGGTGACCAGTTCCCAATTCAAAAGGAAACATCAACGGTCATCCTGTCTTATGCTGTCAGCTATTCAAAAGAACTTGATGATTGTGATTGAGAGGTAAATCATGAAAAAGATTACAGTATACAAGGTTGGTAAAAAACACCAGCCGAAACAGGCCAAGAAACAGCCTGAGAAAAAGGAGGAATCTAAATGAGTAAAAGAAAGAACGGCAAAATAGCTGCTTTGTTTAATTTTGCAATGGGTACACTTGTAGAGGGTGACGGAGCTGTAGCACTTGCAGATGATTCATGGTACATGACAGCTGCGAAAGCAAGTACAGGTTCACAGCTTCCCGGAGAAGTTGGGCAGATTTTCAAGACCCCGACAGCTGCTATAAACGCTATCACTCCAGTATCAGGAGATAACGCATATCCTCTGACACTCTCACAGGTATGTAAGGGCGATACGTCTATCTCAGCATCGAACGGAACCGTAGAGGTGACAGACGACTGCGACGGTGGATTCACCGCCATGATTCTTGACGGTTTCACTGACTTCTCAGGGTCATTCAGCGGATTCATGAAATTCAAAGATGCTGACGGTGATCTCGCATCATCGGATCAGGAAGATTTTCTCAACCGCTTTTTTGATGTTGTTACCGATGACGGAGCAGGTACATACACCGTAACTGCAAAGGATGATAGCAAAATAATCATCGGTATTCTCGATGACAAGGAACTGACCGCAGTTGGAGCAGTCCAGATTTGGCAGCTTGTTCCTGCACTCCTGACTGAGCTTACACTTGATAAGCCGTTGAAGGGTGCTCAGAACATTGATTTCAGTTGGGCAAAGGCAGAAGGCCCTGCATCGATCTACAAGCGAACTACAGTAGCAGATGAGGTGGTATTTTAATGAAGATAAGAACGATTAGGAGAGAATCTATTTTTATCCCGAAGTTTAACGGCAATAGAGACTTGCCGAAAGATGAGCAGATAACCGTACAGGTTAAGAGCTTCCCGACCGTAACTGAAGCACAGACGTACAAAAGTTTTCGTTTCAGTCAAGATTCAGCTATTGAAGTGGTCTATAACAGTGATGCTCTTATGCTGCAGAAGCACATCGGGAAAATTACGAACATTGAACTTGATGGTGACCATGAACCTGTTATCAGTGGTGCATCTTTGGCAAAGACTCAGGCTCTTGAGCTTAATCCGCTGATATCTGAAATTCGTGAATACTTGCTTGAAACAGCGGAGGAGTTAACCGAGGGGGAAAGCTAAGCCTCTCAACGGTATTTCGTGTCCTGCATGAAGTATCCGTTGACGAGGCAGACTTTCATGATTCTTTTATCGATGACAAACTTGAATACTTGCCGGGTGAATGGCTGATAGAGTTTGGACAGGTAAAGAAATTGCATAAAGGCGGTGAATCTGTAAAAGTGATACCGCCTGACAGCAGAAATGAGATAGAGGTTGAAGTTGATATCAACGCCTATAACTTCTATTTCAGCATATGGGAAAAATGGCACTATTTGAAAATGTTGCCAAATGTAGTTGGTGCGTGGGTTAACGAATTGCCGTGGGTACTTGATGTGATAATAATGTTTGAAAAGCTGAATGACGAACTTACGGCACACAGGATGAACAAAAAGGACTGAGAATGGCAAGCATAAATCTAACCGTTAACTCTAACTCAGCACAAGCGCAGAAAGATCTGAAAGAATTTGCAATGCGTTCTGAAGAGGTGAGGAAGAAGGTAGAGGAATACCGAAAATCTTTTAATCCTGCTGAAATTGACAAATTCATCGATAAAAACAGGCGTGCTGCTGCTGCTGTAACTGCTACTGACGGCCCACTTAAAGGTGCACAAGCCGAACAGAAAGCACTCAGAAAAGAAATTCAGAATCTCATTAAAAACGGTTTCGATCCACAATCAGATGCTATCAGAGAATTGACAGGCAGGTATGAAGAACTTACATCAGATATCGACCGAGCTAAGGATGAACAGAAACGACTCACGAAAGAGCAGAAAGAAAGCACAAAACAGACAAAACTACAGGTAAAACAGAATGAAGAAGCTATAAGGAAGCAGAAAGAGCTTAATGAGACTATCGTAAGAGGTTCTAAAATAGCCGTAGCTGCAATAATAGCAGCATCATCTGTTTTCATAGGAAAGACTACTCTAATGGCTTCTGATGCAGAAGAGCTTGAAAACAAGTTTTCTGTTGTTTTCGGTGATATGTCTCAAGATACTGATAAATGGATAGCTGATTACGCAGAAGCTACTGCTAGAGGTGTTCAGACAACTAAAGAATACCTAGCAACGTTACAGGATATCCAGACAGGTTTTGGAGCAAGCATAGAATCTGCTGCTGAATTTAATAAGGTTGTTGTTGGTGTTACAAATGACCTTGTTTCTTTCTCTAATGTTCCTTTTGAAAAAGCATCTAACGCTATTCAGTCAGGCTTAACAGGACAGTTTGAAGCTTTGAGGTCTCTTGGAGTTGCATTGAATGTAAATATTATAAATCATGGTGACTATGCAGAAGCATTGGGCAAGTCATGGCAGGAGATGTCAAACCTTGAAAAGCGTGAGGCTATTCTTACTGGAATTATGCAACAGTCTAAAAACGCGATAGGTCAGAATATTGACTCTTGGAGAGATTATAATTTTGAACTTGGTGATGCTGCCAATACTGCACAATCCTTTGCAAACCAAAGGCAGGAATTGTCAGGATTATTTGAAGATATCGGAACAGCTATAGGAAAAGCATTTCTTCCTATGGCTTCAGAGATGCTTACATGGTTCAATGATGCGCTATCTGATTTTAGAGCATTTGTAAGTGATGGAGAAAAATTATCAGGAACTTTGGAGATTATCGGTTTATCTTTGGCAGGCGTCACAGCAGGACTTGTAACATTTCTTGCAGTCGCCAAAGGTGCAGCGATAATAAACGCACTGAAAACAGCTTTCATTGGTCTTAACGCTGCTATTGCTGCAAATCCTATAGGTGCTATTGCGGTAGTCGCTACCACCGTATTAGTTCCTGCACTCATTTATCTGTATAAAAATTGGGATACAGTATCAGTTGCAATATCTGAAGGCGTTGCGGTTATGCGTGAACGGTTTCTCATCTTTGCATCAAAGATAAGAGAGGGGTGGATAGTCTCTATAAATGCTATAAAAATGGCTTTTATTTCACTTGGTAGGCTGATAGTCGATAAGATATTCTCAAAACTTCAGGACTTTTTTGAATTTCTTTCAGGTGTTCCGCTTATCGGTGATATGTTCCAAGGTCTTTCAGATAAGATAGGTGGAATTGGTGACAGCTTTGATATAGCAGCTCAGGCAGCTTTGTTATCTTCTCAGTCAGAAATAAGGGCAGCTCGTAAGGCAGGTGAAGAGATACGCAAACAGTCAGAGGAAAACATAACTCAGATACACAAAGAATCAGAAGAAAGACGAAAGGCTGTAGAAGAAGCACAAGAAAATGTACCAGATACAACTACTCCACCGGCAGGAATACCACTTCCAGAAGTTGGAGGCGGTGACGATGGTGTTAAGTCTCTAACTGACAGGCTAGAAGCATTGCAAAATGTTGAAGCAATTGCATATGAAGAACGGTTGACAACATTTCGTGACTTCCTATCCGCAAGAATGGAGCAGGAACAAATCACAGGAGCAGACCGAGAACAGTTTATTCTCGCTGAACTTGAGCGTATCAGGAATCTTGAGACAATATCAGAAGAAGAACGACAGGCAGCACTTGCAGCTGCAAATCAAGAACTGAATAATATCCGTACCGAGGATGCTCAGAGAGCAAGAGAGATAGTTGAACAGAAAAAAGAAGATGAGAGAGTAGCAGCTGAAGAACGCATAAGGCTTGAGGCACAGATACGTGACGCTCGAATCTCTATCATGGAAGAAGGGCGTGAACGGTTCATGTCAGAACTTACGCTTGAAATAGATGCTCTCAGGCAGAAAGGTCTTTCAGAAATAGAGCTTGAACGCTATAAACAGGATCAAATAACCGAATACGAAAAAGAACAGCTCGAAGCACGTAAACAGGCATATCTCGACACATATAATGAGATACAGGGGGCAGTATCTTCTGTATGGTCTAGCTTGAATAAAATCAAGAGCAATCAGGCGGATGCGGAAATCGCTACACTTGAGAGAACTCACGAGAATCAGATTAAACTGCTTGAGGATAGCGGAGCATCAGAAGAAGAGATAACGAAAAAGAAAGGTGAACTTGCAAGCGATTTGGAACAGCGTAAAAAAGAGATAGCACGAGATGAGGCAATCAGGGAAAAACGCATGAACCTGTTTACCGCCGTCACATCCACTGCTGCAGCTATCGCAAAAGCATTGCCGAACTTGCTACTTGCAGGACTTGCCGGAGCAATGGGAGCTGCTCAAATTGCAGCGATAAATTCTACTCCAATACCAAAGGCACAAACAGGAACACCAATTGACGGATACACCATACCTGACACAGGCAGAAGCGCAAAAGCTGATAGAGTTGGCGTCATGGCTTCACCTGGTGAGACTGTCAGCGTAATACCAAGGGGAGAAAGACGACAGCAGAGAACTATTGTTCAAATTGGTGAGCGTGTTATACTTGATGTTGTGAAGGACGCCATTGACAACGGTGATTTGATTATCTCAACCGAGAACATACAGGGGACAGCATGAGAAAGCTGATTGACGATAAAGTACAATATTCAGATGCACCAACCGCATTAAAAGACCCTGCACTTGCTAATTTTCATCAGTTCACAGATTTGACTATAACGCTTAATGCTGATAGTGATGTTGATTGTGTCGGCATTGGTCTATTTGATGCTGTATCGCTCACGGTTATACTCAATGACGGAACAACGGATTTTGTTGAAGTTATCAGCTTTACCGAGAATGGACTATATATGCTCTCAAAAACATACACAGGTATCGAGACTATCAGACTACAGCACACAGGCTCATTGATGGGCAGATTTGGTGCAGGTAAATCACGTTTTTTCGGGTGTGCTCCACAAAGAGAACCAGGATTCTATTCAACATATGAGCCGAGAGTGACAGCATCAGGGCAGGTCATAAACAATGCAGGTGGTATCACAGGAAGAACGATTGGCGTTGATTTTCGGTACAAGATAGATGAGGATGCATACACAGACTTCGTTAATGCATATCCTTCACAAGTTGGGCGAGGCTATCCATTCTTCATCTATTTCGATAAAGAAACTCACCGTATGCCTTATGAACGCTTATATGCTCAGACTGATAACAATATGCTATTTCAATCTGCGGTCAATCGCTTTCTGTATTCAAGACGATTTGAATACACTGAGAGGTTCTAATTGGGTTCTATAAAATATCTGGTTGAACTTTCAAAACGCTCAGATTTCTCTCCATCGTTAGCATTAGCAGATGCTAAGTATGACCGAGATTACAACATTTATACCATTCACGCAGGCAGACCATCCTCAGATACATATTGGACGCTGTGGGGTGGTCGGTATGATAATCCTGTATCATCAGATATACAACTATTTTTCTCTCGCTTCCTCATCGAGGTTTTCACCGAAGCTGATTTAATCACAACCGAACTGAGCTACTTCGTACGCTCTGCCACCGATATTGATATAAATTTGCCTATTAAACCTTGGCAGTACTTCTCACAATCGAATAGGCTCTTTCAAGAGGAATTTTATCTTTCAGCAGTTCCGGACGAAGAACATCCTGATAGAGCGTATATGATAAACGCACTTGGTGACAAGGTAAAAACTCCTGTTAAGCTATCAGTACCGTCATTTAATATTCGTTTGAGCGATTCCATATCTGGAGAAACGAGATACGGAACGTTCAAAGTAAATCTCCATAATGACGATGGTCTGTTTGATAGACTGACCACACGAGAGTTTACCAATGCACCGATAACCGTGAAGCGAAGTAGTGAGGATGTTCCTGGATTTGATGATTTTCAGACTATCCGCAAAGGTCTTGTTGATTACGTATCAGTTGACGCTAAACGGTTCTCAATGACTGGTGCTGAGTATTTGAGATTGTTCACCGATCCTGTTTGTCGTGTATTTGACGATGAGGAATTTCCCGATATTGATGAAGCTTTGATAGGTTCAAACATCCCGATAGGATACGGCCCATTACTCAACATACCACTCATTCAGGTTTCGAGTGGTGAGTATTCTACAGGAGTGAAGTACAAGCGATATCTCGCACTTGACACAGACTACATAACCGCATTATCTGCCATCTACTCAGGTGACGGCGTATCGCTCAATGACACATTGCAAGCATCAGGTTTAATAGATTGTTGGTCAGCACAGACGAGTGGTGATATCACAGAGGATGCAGGAAATACGGGAAATGGCAGAGTGTCTGACCTGTCTACAGACAACACTCCAGTCGCAGGGGTATACCGTCTTGAGTGTACATCCGTCTCAGGCGGTCTTGCAACGTTTACGCTGTATAGGCAGGCAACGAGCGGTGATATCTCATACGGCTCATTCAAGGTAGAAAACACAGAGGATTCGCAATTTCAGTATGATGATAACGGTTTTAATTTCCTCGTTGAAGTCGGCTCTACAGCGTTCATCGTGGGTGATAATTTCATCATAGAGTTTGAAGCAGAGGACGCTGAGACAGCAGATGTCACAGGATATGCAGATAACACTATCGGTCAGATAATCACACGTGAGATTGAGGAAAAAAGCAACACGCAATATACATCATCTAATTGGGACACAGTAGAGACAGACGCATATAAAACAAACTCTGCTGAAATTGGTCTGTACATAGATGACGGTAATGTCAGAGATTTAATATCAGAAGCACTCAAAAACGATTCAGCATTTTTGATCACGAAAAACTCAGGGCATTTAACCATCAGGAGGTGGGGTGATTTATACGGTATCCACGCTATTCCATCATGGAAAATTATGCAGATACCGACAAAAGGCACTCAGGATTCAAAGTCGCTGTATAATTCATCGGTTGTTGTCAGGTACAACAAAGATATTGATTTAGGCACATACAGAAACAAATTGCTTGATACTTCACGAGAACTGGAACTTGAGGATAAATATAACAAGAGGGTGAGAAAAACCTATGACACTGTTCTTACATCTGCTGTAGATGCTCAGGACTTGGCAGATTTGATGATATCACGGTTCGGTGACATCCCCGAAGTGGTAAGCGTTAAACTTGGTGCAGATACGACAGGCATAAACTTGCTTGACTCGGTTGTCTTAGAGCTAAAAATCAATGATAGAAAGTTTTCAGATAAGGTTTTTTGGGTGGTCACAGCGGTCAATCCTGCACAAGATGAGCTAGAATTGTGGTCAGTGGAAGGAATTGGCGATGATGTTGGGTATTTCCATGGTGACGGCTCGATCATTTTCGGTTATGATGAATATGGATATGGATACAAGGAGTAGATATGGCTACACTAGCTGAGATACTTACAGCGGTTAAAGCACTGATAAAATCATATAATGAGAACACAGCAGAGATGAATGCAGGCAATTTTCTGCTTGAAGATGACGAGTACATGGGCTACACAAAAGCAGGCGTCATGTACAAGATCAAAGCGTCATTGCTCAGTACGAAAATGGCAGTCGTTCAAATTATAGATAACTTGACATCAACGGACGCAGATAAGGCATTATCAGCAAAACAAGGTAAAATCTTGAAAGACATCGTTGATGACAACGAGGACAGAATAGATAATATAATAGCTCAGAGCGGAACATCCGACACAGAAGTTGTTGATGCTCGTTTTTCTCCTGTTACAGGCGTTACCAGCTCAGTCTTGACAGATAGAATTACAGCATCAGAACAAGCTGCACAGGCTTTGCATGAGTTCGAACTGAGCGGTCTTACCTATTCATATAATCTTTCAGTAGATATAAACGGTGACCCAATTTTGACATATGAGGAAAAAGTATGAGCCAAACAATACCGATAACAAAAAAGACGATAACCATAGGTGATGTTGAATTTCCTATCGTTCAAGGTGATTTTATCGACCAGTGGAAATTTACCATACCATCAACGTATGACGGTATAGATTTGTCAACAGGCTTCACATTTTACTGCAAATACGTGCTAAAATCAGGCGTAGGAGATTTGACAGAACTCACGCAGACGGTTGAAGGTGACAATATAAATCTATTATGGGTTATACCTGCAAATGCGTTATCGGAAAAAGGCCCACTGAAAATACAAATTGTCGGCATTTCAGACACGATTGTATGGCAATCATTATTCGCAGTGGTAAACGTCAACGAACAGTTGCAACCATCAGGCGAAGAATTTACTGTCACATATCTTGAAACCTATTTGCAGAAATTCAATGAAAAAATCATCGAAGCAGGTGAACAAGCTCAAGCAATTATAGACGAAAACTTTGAGGTAGTTACCATTTCTGGTGCAGACTATCTCAAGTATAATTATTAAGGAGGCGATATGCCAAGTATAACATTAGAAAAGCAATCAAATAAAGTTTCATCGTTCCAAACCACACCAGATGATACTCACTATCCAAGCGAGAAGTTGGTATATGATACTATAAATGAACGTACCGCTCAAATTTTTGGCCTCGATTGGGACAAGGCGACAGATTCATACGTTCGTACAGATATGGCTATCGGCCTGACAATCGGGTCTCCTGATGGTGCAAATAAAATTGTCTCGGACTTTGACAACTACTACCCATGGAAGGGTATCAAACAGGTCAAAGTCGACAGCAACAAGAAAATTCTTGCCTATCTCGGAGATGCTTTGTACAGCTCTGTAGATGGCGAGTACATGACACTCATCCCTCAGTTCTGGTTCCAGGATTATATTGATGGAACAGTGAGAAAGGTACGTATATCCCACAGCCCGCTTGCTGGGTTCAAGCCAGCGTTTCTGGATAGCAATGGAAACCCTGTTGAGTACCGTCTCGTAGGCCGTGTACCGGCGGGCTACGACACAGAGCTGAGGTCAAAGCCAGATATGGCCGTTGAAGTCAACCGCTCGTATACCAGCTTCATCACTACTGCATACGCAAAGGGATCGTGGTGGCTTGACGATGCGATGACCAGGCACAAGATCGGATTGCTGGCCGCTGTTGAGGCCGGTGATTGGGATGTGAAGGCCGCTTATGGCCAGGGTATCAATTCAGGTATGCCGTATGGATCAGGCACAGAGTATGAGTGTGTATCTGCTCAGACAGGTGCAAACTCTATCATCATAGCATCGACAACGAGTGGGTTCTATGTCGGTATGGTCGTGCAGATCGGTACATCCTGCACCAACAACTCAATCGCCGCAGATCGGAAGATCACCTCTGTTGTCGATAACGGCAATGGGACGCAGACCATCACTGTCGATGGAGCTGCGTTTGACACTGCGCTTGGGAACACAATTGTTTCCTGGGGCCAGCCTGTTCCTGCATCACAGATCGATGCCCTCGATGGTGGGTCCGGCTATATCCTACAGTGGGAAAGCACTACGCGCTCTCATGTTTCATACCGTGGCATGTGGGATTTATGGGGTAATGTGTGGTCGTTCACCTATGGTTTTGCCCGGTACGATGGACGGTACTACGTGTGCTACGACCAGAGCAAATATGACGTCTCTGATCCTCGCAGTGATGCAGGGTGGATTGATACCGGAGAGGGTGTGTATATCGATAACGGTTATCAGAATGAGCGTGCTCCGTTTGTCACGGATCAGGGCTCTGTAGACTTCCCGATCTCCACCGGCGGTGGAGCTGGATCAGGAACCTTTTATGCCGCCTATCTGTACAACTTCAGCAGCACCTATGATGGTGTTCGTATTTTGCTCTCCGGTGGCGGCTGGGACAGTGGCGGTGTCGTTTCACTCTTCTGCGTGTACGGGAGCCTTGCGCCGTCCAGTTCGAGCCTCAGCATCGGGTCTCGCCTTATCGGGTAAGTTCGGGGGTGCAGGGGTGCGCAACCCCTGCTGCATGATTTTTGAAATTATTAGGGTGTCTGCTTGCAAGCGTTTTTGCACTCCGGTGGCAACTGGAACAATGGCGGTAACGTTTCACTCTTCTACGTGAACGGGAACAATACGCCGTCCAATTCGAACCACAACATCGGGTCTCGCCTTATCCTTATAAAAGTACATTATACGCAAGCGGTCGTCCTCCTTTTGGAAAATACATTAACTTCTATATCGGTTAGTAGTTGAGAAAGTACGAACGTCGATGAATGTAAGGATAATTTTTAATGAATACGTGGAAAGACATAACGTTTGAGAAATTCGCAACACTTGAGAATTTGAAAATTTCATATGAGATGGCGAGCAAAGGAAAGCGAAGACGATTATCGGTTAAGAACATGAAGGACCCTATTATACAGCAGATGTTATTGAATGACCTGAACACGGGCAGGTATTACCCTCGACCACAGCGTGAGATGGTGAAGTACGACAAGAACGCGAAGAAGAAACGCGTAATCTCCTGCCCCGCCTTCCGCGACCAAATCGTTCACTGGATGCTCGTTGAGACGCTTCGTGAGAGATTCATGCAACACTTTATCAAACACTCGGTGGCGAACATCCCTGGTCGTGGGATCAGCTACGGTACAAAGCTCATCAAACACTGGTCACAGCAGCGGGGGACTAAGTGGGTCCTGCAGCTGGATGTCAAAAAGTATTATCACAACATTGACGTTGAGATGCTTGTAAAAAAGTTCGCTTCGAAGATCCGTGATCGCCAGGTTATGGACCTGATCAGGACTATCCTCTACCACGATTCAGGAGAGACCAGGAAGGGCATAACACTCGGGTCATACTTCAACCAGTGGTGTGCACTATTCTACCTTTCAGATCTTGACCACTTCGTGAAAGAGCAGATCGGCTGCAGTTTCTACCTCAGATACGTAGACGACATGCTGCTGCTATTCTCTTCAAAGCGCAAGGCACAAGCAGCCTTATCCAGGATAAAATCAGAGCTCTCAAAGCTCGGCCTAAAGGTTAAGGAGTCTGGATCTGGCAAGGTGAAGATCTTCAGGTGGGGAGATACTAACTTTATCGACATGCTTGGATATCGTACATACAGGAACGGTAAACAGACGCTCAGGCGCAGCAATTATCTGTCAACCAGAAGGCTGTGCGATCGAGTGGATCGGGGCAGGTTTACACCTCATCACGCAAGATCACTGCTATCAAAGAAAGGATTCTTCGATCACTCGGATTGTCGCAATGTGATCAACAGGATAAATAAGACCATAAACAAAAACAAGCTCAAGGAGGCTGCTAAATGCGCATGACAGTAGATACAATGGAAACTGAGATCATTCTCGGAAACGTGAGAGAACTGAGAGGGAATTTCGTGTCCAGACAGAGAGAAACAGAGGAAGGAACAATAACCGAATACGAGTGCGACTATTACCGCACTAAAGGCAACGAGACGTTTGAGGAACTACACCAGCAGTACATAGACAGTGTTGCTGATAAGGTGCGTTATGAGCGTGATATGAAGTTATATGAAACAGACTGGACGCAAGTAACTGACAGCCCTTTGTACCAAGATTCAGATATGCTTGCATATAGACAGGGCTTGAGGGATATCACAGAACAGGATGGTTTTCCTTTTGATGTGATATGGCCGGTGATGAAGTGATAACCTTCAGAAATAAACGGACTGACCACGCTTGAAAAATTAGCTCATGTTTTTCAAGGTCATGTTGTGGTCTTGTAAAAACTATGGTATTATCTAGCAAGGAGATGAAATGGCTGATGAAATAGAGATTTTGACAGAAAACGAGGCAGGTGATAGTTGGGTTGACCCTACTCCATCGGCAGTATCTACAGGCTACTCAGCACAGAACACGAACATCGAGGCGCTTTTCAACGGCTATGATAGATTTGATGTGCAGTATTCATCACCGAACATCATCATAAACATATCAGGGATTGCAGACGACAACGGCCTTCCGATGGTTGTTAAATCTCAAATACTCATAGATATTTCTGGTCAGGCAAACGGCACGTATTATCTCAAAATCATTGCAGGCTCAACCACTCTCAAGCGTTCTATTTCACTTGTCACCACTCCCGGCACTTGGGATGCTTCCAAGTCAGGATTTTACGAGTCAGGTGACAGAATACTTGATACCATCATCATTAAAGACGCTACAGGTGTATATCTAGCTAAACGATTTGATAATGACACGAAAGGCTTGAAAGGCGAATTTATCGACACAGGAAATGGGCCGGTGAAAGTCGGGCAGAATTTACGCACAACCGATGCAGTCACCTTCTCAACACTCAACACAGGTCACGGAGATAACGAACTCTACCCGATGAATCAGGACGTTCGCTCATCAGCTTCGCCAACATTCGCAGATGCAACTATCGCATCAAAATTACTCAGCACATATCTTGGGTATCTTAATCAGGATGTAAGAACATCAGCATCACCTAGTTTTCAAGGCTTGTCACTTCCACAAGGCACTGTACGTGGCATCACATACGAAGAATACACAACATCATCTCAGAACACGAACGTCACTACAGTTATGAACTCAATGAGTGTTGGTGAGGTTAGATTTGTTGCGTTAACTCATACAGATATAGGTAGTGCAGAGACTACATCAAGCAGTTTATATCTACCGGCAACCGGAACATATTATCTTGTTACATTTGGAAAACTATCAGGCGGAGACTTAGCAACTCAAGTAAGTGCAAATGACGGTACCAGAAAAGCTGGTACCATCATAATAAGAACAGCTTAAAAGGAGCAAAGACTATGAAAAAATTACTAACGATTCTAACGATTTTGGTACTACTCACAAGTTGTGTACCATCAGAGACACCGCAGACAGGTGATGTACAGGGGCGAGCTTTCAAAGGCCCATTCCTTCCGTCATCATCGGTTGACCTATACGTCCTCGACAGTGACCTCAACCAGACAGGTTTGACATTTTCAGGTACGGTAACAGATGAGTCAGGTGCGTATTACATCGCTAATGTTCCGGTAGATGGAGCTGTAGAACTTATCGTTGAGGGATACTTCTTTAACGAGGTGTCAGGGCAATTATCTAACGACAAAATCACGCTCAAAGCACTGACAGAGCAGACAGGCACTATCAATGTTAACCTGTTCACGACTATCAGCATGAGACGAGTACGGCACTTGGTATCTACAGGCATGAGCGTGCAAGGTGCGAAGGAACAGGCATTACAGGAACTTGCTTCACACTTCCACTGGACGATGACAGGCACGGCAGATGCGATTGAACTTGAGTCTGAGAACGGAAAGAAGATTCTTGCATTTTCATCAATGATTGCAGACGGTAGAAACTCCGCCGAGATTGGTGAGCTTATTACACGGTTGACTACAGACTTTGCAGATGGAACGTTTACCGAAGAAAATATGACGGAACTGCTTAACTCATGTTTTGAATTTAACCCGACAGATACACGTTACAACCTGCAGGGATACTTCGATGAGGAAGGTATCAACATAACTGTTCCTTTCTTCTCAGATGCTATCAATGAATTTCTACTCTACGATAAACCTACCGATTATATTTACGCAATCTCAGAGCATTATGTCACACTTGAACCTATCGCAGAGACTATCGCACGAAGGACAAACACAGGATACACAGATGAGTTTTGGCTCTCACCTACAGCGCAGATAAGCGTGACGGTCAATGATCCCGGAGATTACATTCATATTTACGGTTCAGAAGGTGTAGAGGTGAACGGCAATACGGTTTCAAGCATAAGTGACGGTATCGTTAAGTTTGAGATATTTCCAATTTCAGCCCCGACAGGCTACGAATACAGCTTTGATATCACCGTTAATGGTGAGACGCATACAAATAATTTTGTTATCATTGACTAAGGGGGAAATATGGCCGACAGGAGCACAGTTGTAAAGACGATAGGAGGAGTTATAACTATCATAACATTTCTTGCGATAGTGGTATCGTTTGCAAATGCGGTGAGCTCTTTGTCACAGTCTAATTCGGAAGATATTAGCCAGAACAAAGAACTGATAAAAGAAATACAGATTTCATTGTCTGACGAGATAGAGCAACGTAAGGACGGGGATGTGAGCCTTGCAGAACGCATAAACAACCAGGCAATGACAACGGAGAAAGGTTTTTCAGACGTACAGGTCAAGCTATCTGAAATCGACATGAAACTCGATACGAACTTGACATATCTCATAAAGGCGATAGATAAATTGGAGGATGACAAATGAATACAGAGCAGTTGATTATTCACTACGGTGCAATCATAACCGTAATCGCAGGAATCATGGAACGGTTGGTAGCACTCGACAAGAAGAAGATGAATATCGACCTGTCGAAACAGGTCAAGTTGATATTCTTTCACACAAGTCAGTTGAGGCTCATCGGTGCAGTCATTTCTGTTTTGGCGACACTCGGATATACCATCTATACAGGTCTCGGATTTTGGGAATTTCTCATCGGTTCAGCGGTGGTGTTTATGGGTGAGTATGGTGTCGGCAAGGTCGGCATCAGAAACGCTGTAAAGTTTATTATCTGGATTAAAAATGCAATATCAGGCAAAGGATGACCGATGTGTGGGAGAAAATCAAAAAATGGTTTCAGAGGAATTGGCCTCACGTTCTTTCTTTTGGTCTTACTTTTCTCATCGGCTTTATTGTCGGCCGAGTCCGCAGAGGCGGAGCTAGTGAAGATTTTATCAAGCTACGAGAGCATAACAGAAGACTTGCAGACGAGCTTGAACAGGTTAGGTCAAGAGCAGAAGAACTTGCAAAGCTCAATGATGAGCGTAGAGGCGAGCTTGAACAGCTTGAGATCAAATTATCGACAGCAAGAAGAAGCGCTGATATCGCAGCAGAAGAACTTGGAAACAGCACAGACGGAGTTGAAAGCCTCAAGCGAACAAATCAAGAGCTTAGAAGGTTTTTACTCAAGTATGGAGAACAGCTTAAACATTTGGAGAACAGCGACAATAACGACAGCGGTAGTTAGTGCGATTGCATTATCTATCATTGTTGTGTTGAAATAAGAAACTCGGCACGTTGCTGCCATGATTTCATAGTCTCTCCTTTTTCGCTCTTTGGCCGTCAGGTTAGTTCCTGGCGGTCTTTTTACGTAAAAATCCCTCCCAGTTAAGGGAGGGCAAATCAAATAGGAGGTTCGATGAAAAAACCATGCTTAATTCACTATACCACTGCATAAAAAATAATGCAAGTTTTTGTTTTTATTACTTTACAACGTTATATAACTATAGTAATATGAAGTATGAGAAAGTTACCGAACGACAAAGGATGTGCAATGGAATGGATCATAAACCTGACCGACTACGCAAAGGCAAGCGGTAGGATTAAGGCTGTGTGTTCTCAGATCGCTACGACACACGGCCTTGGTAAAGTCATTCCTCTTGACGATACAAAGAGGATGCAAAGGGTTTTTACTGCTTCAGAGGTTGAGACGCTTGAGGCGACACGTAAAAACATCGATGACCGTTTAACGGTACAACAAATCATTGAAAGGAAGGGGAGATTATGACGCAGTGTGATGATTGCAAAAAGATGAAAAAAGCTGATAACTGTATCGAGTGTGCGGTTGAAGCGAAAGAGGAAAAGGCAGAGCTTGAGTCTAAGTACAAGGCTCTTGAAAAATCATTCGAGGGAACCAAGAACGCTTACAAACAGCAAAAAGCAAAGCAGCAGGAGAAGGTCAGAGTTATCGGTGTGAATTTGCAGGATGCAGAGAATGACAAGAAGCGGTTACTTGGACTTCTCAAAAATCGAACACAGCAACTTGATGAGCAAGAGGAACGTACTATAGCATTTATGAAAAAACATAGCGACATGTTAACTGTTCTGATAAACGCCAAGAAAGAGCTTGAAGAAAACGGCAGGTTCGGCAAACGCAAGGAAACAATTGCGGTTGTGTGGAATATGATTGACGATGCTATCGAGGCAGATAGGAGGTCGTGACATGACAGCCATTCAAGCAGTTCAGAAAATCGCTAACAGAAATCCTATCGGTTCGCTCATAAACCACTCAACAATCTGTATGCTTGCGAATGACATGATCATAAAGAGTGGTGAGCGAAGAAGAACCGAGTGTACTATCATGCGGAAAGTTCGTGAGTCTCACCAGTACAGATATGTGTCACCACGTGATCCTGAGAACACCACAAGAGTAGACAAGACAGACCCACGAAGTAGCGGTTATGATGGTATGTACAAAATCGTAAAGCATGTGAACGACTCACCTGTAAAAGTAGATGAGTAAGCTGTGAAGCATTGGTTGTGTGTGCAAGCAGTCAATGTGGAGCTTTATAAGGGTGGCAACTTACCGCAAGCACACAAATAAAGTTGCACTACATCCCTCTAGTCATGGGCTAGAGACCCTCACGTTCGGCGTGAGATTTGTAAGGGAGCGTGGCGAAATTGGTAAACGCTAAAGACTCTATGATAGTAATGTCAAAAACTTAGATGTCTTAGTGGGTGACTCCATATACAGGTTCAAATCCTGTCGCTCCCATACCGGCCGTTGGTTGGTCATATCAAAGGTGGCGACCGAATAAACGCAATTATTTTTCTTTGTTGAACAAATTTTTACGGAAAAGAGGTCAGGCAGGGGTGATGAGGTGATTCATCCCTGCTGTTTTAACTTATGTTTAAACGAATACACTGCACAGACGTTAAAGAGTGGTTGAACTCAAGGGGTATGCTCATATCTGATTACCCAGGTATGGGTGGTTCTGAGGTAGCTGCGGCACTTGGATACTCACCGTATAAGTC